CGTTCAACGCCTGAGTCTGCGACTGGCCCAACGCAGTTGCCGACGTTTTCGACCAATCAAGGATGGACGCCGCCGCACTATCAAACACGACATTAGTTTTGGAAATAGTTTCCTGTAGGTCGCTGGCCTTCTGAATCATGGCGAAAGCGCCGGCACCCGCCGCGACAAGTGGCAACGTGAGGCCAGTTGTTAGCGTCCTACCAAACCCGCCGATTTTGCGGCCCGTTTCCTGCAATGATGTGCCGAACTTTGTCATAGCCGCAGCCGGGCCATTGACCTGTGCCTGTAGTTTTCCGAGGTCGGCCATAGCCCGCTTGATGTCGCGGTCAGTGTATTCAGTGCCTATGCGTAGGACGATGCCCTTACCTGCGGGACTAGCCATCAAGTAACCTCTGCAAACGTGTCATCGTGCGGTCGGTGGCCTGCACTAGTTTCGTGCGCGTGCCTCGATAGTTGCGCCTCAATGATTGAACCATCGCTCGTCCGGATCTCCGGCCCGCTGTGGAACTGCGGACTGGCGACAGGTTGGCGATGAACTGGCGACCTTGCGGACTGCCTGCCGAGTTGCGTCCCCTGCCGCCCTTTGTGCCGGCCAGCTCGTAAATCATTCCCGCAGGGTCTCGGGCACTGTCAATAGTTAGCTCAAACTGACGTCGACGTGTACGCACACTGAGGCGGTATTTCTGGCCAGTCCATTCTGGCCAGCCCCGACCACCTCGAGAAATCTGGGAGGTCATTAGACCTTCGCGGCTTTGACGCCCTCGAGGTCGACCTGCTGGTGTGGTGCGCCAGTTGCGCATGGGTGGCTCGGATGGGATCAACGCCCTAGCGTCATTGGCGATGGTGCGACCGGCTGCTGATAAATCTTTGCCGATTTCCTTAGCCAACTCAGGGTCAAGTTGCCGTAGGGCGCGTAACGCGTTGGCTGTTCCAGTTACTTTGACGTACACGCCCTGACCTCCTATCGTGGTCGGTTCATTTCAGTAGCACGCCACCGCAGGTACCGCGTCATCGTGAAAATCATGCGATCCGTTTGCCTTAGCAAAACGTCCGGCGCGATGCCGGTTTCGCACGAAAGATAAGCGATCAACCAGTGGGCGCTGTGCTCTCCAAAGGGATGACTTCAGTATCCCCACCGCCCGGTTCAACGGTGGCCAAAGTGTCCAGCCACGCGTCAAACTCTAGACCGGTTTGACCAGTGCGGCGTAGTGCGTGCCAGGCGAGGAAACACAGATCAGTCAGCCGCAGCTCGGTTTCTAGTTTTGCGACGCTGCGGTTGAATCTTTCCTCGAACTTGACCAGGTCGGCCGCCGCTGTCATAACGGTGGCGGCCGACCCGTCAAGGTACTGTACCGTCAATGCCATCCTCATAGCGCAGGATCCTTTCGGTGAGAGGTCAGGACGTGCCGCGGGACACGGTGCCCGTGGTCGGCCAGGTAACGGAAAGCGTGGCGATATCGCCCACACTTGAGGCGAACGGATTATACTGGGTGACCGTGCAGACCGCCGTAAAGGCGGGATTGGTTGACGTGGTCGCCGACCCGGTCGGCTTCACCACGACGGTTGCATTGGATCCGAACAGCGGCCACAGGGTGGCGTCGATTTCGGCAGCACCGAACGCCTGGTAGAAGTTGAGAGTGATCGACCCGGACTTCAAACCGGTCGTGCGGGTCCGCCACTCGCCACCGAAACCGGTGGTGTCAAGCTCGTCGGCTGACAGCGAAAGATCAACCGACTGGACGAACGTGGAAACGGTGCCACCGTTGATGATGATGGTGTGATCTGTTGCGGCATACTTGGGCATGTCGGCGTACCTCCTACGCGTATACGATAACTGTGAACTGTGCCGTCAGGTAGGGCACATCACCGACAGTGGTTGGCGCAACACCAAGCATGTCGGTAACTCTCAATGTTTGCGCCTTACCGCCGAGGCTACGATCACCCTCGATAGCGGTTTTGACGCTGCCGGAACCGGTCGGCGCCAGGTACGCGTCGAGCGCGTTCTGTGCCGTTCGTTCCGCGACACGGCCCACAAACACCGTGACAGTGAACTGATACTCGTCCAAACCCCGGGCGAACGCCTCGTCGTAGGTGATGTTGTCGAGGCTGACGATGGCGACCGGTGGGTTTATCTGGTCAGGGATGGTCGCCGACGTGCGCAGCCCGGTGATGGTGGCGAGCCTGGTGGCGAGCCCGGTGCGCAGCTCGGTCACCGTCGGCATCAGGCCACCGCGTTCGTGTTACGCATCCACGGCCGCACCAGCATCTCCACATCAGGGTCCAGGTAGCGGCTGACCCGCATCACACCCATATCGCCGTAACCGGCGACACCGAGCGGCGAGTCGAACCGTTTGAACTCGCGGGCGGCCTGGATGATGGTGGCCTGCTTGATCGCCGTCGGCACCGTGGCGAAACCCCACACCCCGGTCACCCGCACCGTGGCGATGTTCGCATACACCGGATAGTTGTAGTCGCCCGTGGCACGGATACGGGTGAACGGGGTCGACTGCCCCGCCACCAACTGGTTCAACGGTTCACCCTGATAGTCGGTCGCCGTCCACGTCTGGTCATACACATAGTCGGCGTTCGTCGACGTTTCCAACGTGGTGATGGTGCGGCAGTCGTCGATCTGCACCAGGTCGGTACGGTTCGCCGCGTAAACCCTCGTAGCGGTGCCCCCGTTGTAGAACGTGCGCTCGGTGAACGAATCCACCATACGGGACGCCGACTCGACGGCCAACTCGAGGAGGGCGTTGTCGACGCTGTCGGTGATGCGTAGCGCCGCCTTGATGTCGTCCAGGGTGCAGTATCCGTTAGTGATCGCCACCGGTGCCTCCGTTGTCTAACCATTCGATGAGCTTGCCGAAACCCTCGCGGTAGTCGGTGGGTTCCATGTGCCCGTACAGGTTCCAGAACTTCTCGTTTGAGCAGTCGCGGGACAGCACACCGCTCGGCATGTCATCCGTGTACGTGTATTCAGGGGTGACGCCCACGATGTCGGCGCACAGGTCGGCGATGTCCTGCACCGTGGCCGCACCCTGCCGGCCGATGTTCACCGGGCCACCGTTCTCCGGGTCAGCCATCACGGCCAGGATTTTGTCGACCGCGTCGTCAATCCACAGATACGACCGCAGCTGTCGACCGTTGCCCCAAATCTCCACCCGGCCCGTGTCTCGCGCCGCCAACATCTTCGTCGCAATCGCGGTCGGGAACTTCATGCGTTCCCCCTCACGCTCCTGCCCCACACCATAGACGGTGTGGATGATGCCGACACGGCAGTCAATCGGGGCCCGCTGCCCCAGCCGCAACATCATCAACTTCTCGCGGCCATACATCTGGTCAGGTTTCCCCGACTCGATCAAATCCTCCGACAGCAGCGGGGCGTTACCTTCCCGCATCTGTATCTCGGTCGGGTAGACGCATGCCGACGACGCCAGGAACATGCGGGGAACGTCGGCCTTGATGGCGGCCTCGAGCACCGTGAAAGTCATGCGCGAGTTATTCAGGTAGGGCCAGAAGTCGTGGACGTGGAAATATCCGACGCCACCCATGTCGGCGGCCAGGTGGTACACCTGGTCGACGCCGGTGAAGTCGACATGGTCGCGGGTGAGGTCGGCGATATAGACATGCCTGGCCGCGTCCAATGATGCCATACGGGTCGGGTCATCGGGTAGGGCGTCAACATAGGCGTGCACACTGTGGCCGAACTTCGCCAGGCGTAGCACCAGGTTCGATCCGATGAAACCGGCGGCCCCGGTTACAGCGATGTCCACAGTCGCATCCTCTCGGCGTAACGGCCGGCGTCGTCCCCCGCCGTCGTCAATGATTTCCGGTATCCCTCGTCAACCTGCGCTAAACCCCACGCCGGATGCAGGTGCTCAACAATGCTGTCGGCCCGGTGCGCGTACTGGCCTCGAGCCATGGCCGTCTGCACCGCCTCAGTGTCGGTGTAGTTGTGGGTGTAACCCTCATGCAGCAGTTTCCCGGGGGCGTCGACACATCCGGTCAGCGCATAGTCACGGCGCACCAGGTAATGGGTGGCGTGCCTGCCGGCGACCACGTCGGGGTTGTGTAGGTCGTTGGTGCCGACCATGCCGAACTCGTGGGCGGCCTCGAGCAGCGGCGGCAACCAGCCGGGATGGAAGTGTAGGTCGTCGGACCCTATGAACAGGTACGGGTACCAGGTGCGGGCGATGGCCGTATTGATCGCCCCCGCATAGTTTCGGGCGTTCTCGTTCAGAATGAGTTTGACCGCGGCGTCGGCCGTCATCTGGTCAGCCACCGCCAACCGGGTGACCTGGTCATCCATCTCACACACGAAAACTAGGTCGACGTGGGCAGCGTCCACCGTGGCGAACAGGTCGTTGACGACACGTTGCACACTACCGGCCCGGATGGTGGGCACCAGCACGCCGACGTCGTTCATACCGCCACCTGCCAGAATCGGTGCCCGGCCTGGTCAACCATGTCCCGCAACCTCACCGGGTCATCCCAACCCTCAACACTGGACACGCCCACGTTCGGGTTCACAACCGGGACACACCCCGACAGGACGGCCTCAATGGTGGCCCGTGACTCGGACTCGAAACCTAGCGGCAGGTGAACCCACCAGCGGGCGGTCGACATGGCCTCAAGCACGTCGGCCCGTGGCACGTTCGTCAACATGCGCAGCGGGATGCCTTGCTTCGCTGACCAGTATTTGGCGGCCAGTGGGCCCTTCAACGGATGCCACCGTTGGGCCCACACCGCGTGATCCCCTTTAGGGCCCGTGTGACAGTCTGAGGTGCGTAGGGGTGACAGGATATGCTCCACTCGCTGCGGGGCCGTCCACGACCGTTCTACGGACTCATGCGCTGGGGTGTGGACGATGAGCACCCGGCAGTTGTTCAAAAGGGCGGCGATACCGGGGCGGCGGGTCTGCTTGTGATGCACGAACACCGTCGGCTGTCGACCAGCCAACACCATGCACGCCTCATCCTCAAGGAAATCGGTGCCGGTGATGATGATGTGGTCGGCGTCCAACGCCCGCTCCCACTCATCCGCAGCCAACAGGGTCACCTCGACACCGGCGGGCGCCAGCTCGAGCAGCTCGGCGTCGGTCATTTCCGCGCCACCAGCGAACCGGCCCGGCAGATGCGCGGGATTATCTTGCGCGTCATCCGGCCGCGGCAAATGATGAGTCAACCACGCCAGCCTCACGCCGTCACCGCCCGCAACGCCGGCCGCCAAAACTCGTCAAACACGCGGTCGCAATCCAACGCCTGCGCCCACTCCACAGCCCGCTGACTGGTGCCCCGCTGCCGCTGATACGCGGCCTCGAGAGCTTCCACGATCGTCCCAATGTTCGGGGTAATCCACCACGACCGCTGCATCGGATCCCAGTCAGGTTGCCCGTCCACCACCCAACCGTCACCCACCAGCTCGGGCTGCGCCGTGAAATCCGAAACGATCACGGGGGTGCCGCACGCCTGCGCCTCCGGCACATGGATCCCGAAACCCTCACCCTTGGAACAGGCCAGGAAAACGTCGGCGGCCGTGTAGCAAGCGGCCAGGTAGTCGGCCCCCAACGGTGCCCGATACGCGTACTGGTCCACGATCCTGACCTGATCCTTGCGCAACGCCACAGCGTCAAGCAGGTCGGCCAGATTGATGCCACCCATCGCGCCGTGAGCCTCAGTGTGCAGGTAGATCACGGCGTCATCGTGGCGTTCGGCGAACATCTTGAACGCTATAAGGTTTTCGGCGAACGCTTTGCGGGTCGGATACACGCCCTTATTTGCGGCACCGAACATGACCACGAACTGGTCATCGGTCACGTTCATCAACTGCCGGCCCGTGATCGCGGACCCGTCGGCGTCGACCAGGTGCGGGGTAGGTTTGAACACTTTCGTGTCGATGGCGTGCGGCACATAGATGGATTCGATGCCGAGGTCGGCTAGGGCTTTCTGCCCGAACTTTGACATGGCAAACGGGGTCACGTTCGGCCGTGCACACCAGGCCGCTACCTGCGGCGGGCACGGGGCATGGTCGATGGGCACCCACGACACAATCGGCCAGTTATCCCACTGTGGACCCTTGAACACCCACACGTCATACAAGGTGATGAGCAGCGGTTTCGTTTCGGGGTGCTGCTGGTGCCATTCCTGCATCTGTGCCGGGGCTACATCATTCGAGTACGCTTCAGCACCGCGGGCGAAAACTTTGATACCGCCCCAATCCGAACCGGCACCCTCGAGCCCGTAGTTGGACATCACGGCGACGTTGTGGCCGTCACCGGCTAGGCGGGCTATGACTTGCGCGGTTTGCCCGCCGTACCCTGTCGCCGCCCATGGGGCGTTACTGACCCATCCGATGGTGAGAGGGTCGCCGTTTCCGGCAGGTTGGCGCGGCCTTCCTCGAGCAGCAGCCGAGCTACGGGGTCCGGCAGGTTCACGATGTTTCCGCGGATTTCTACGAGCATTACCCACCTCGGGTTTCCTTTCCAGCGCAGTGGAGGGTGTCGGTGGCGGCCCCGCCTGCGCACGAGGCCGCCACCGACGTCTTGGTGTCTAGTACGTCAGCTGGTGCTGCCGATGAAGTACTTGACGTGCGACGACTGCAACAGGTTGCCGTCGACGCGGATGATGAACCGCAGGGTGACCAGGTCGTTCTGGAACGCAAA